AAAAACATATTGCATTCATTGTTGCAGATGTTGACTTGTTTGGGAATCTGTCTGTTATAATGGAGCCAACCTAACTGATGGGGCCAGGCGCGGAATGACTCGGAAGTGCATGGTATGGAGCGATGGGGCATGGGCTGTTTACAGCGTACTGATTCTTCTACGAGGGTTCAGTGCGATGGAAATTCCATCATGGTAAGACTTCATATAGGCAAGGACGAGGGCTGTTTACAGCGGATCGACTCTTCGAAAGAGGGGCCTTTCCGGTGGAAACATCAAGAGGCAAGACTGGCTGTGATCCGGAAAGGATAGGCCGGGTGAGGTTTGGTGCAGCACGGGCTGTTTACAGCGAGATGGGTTTTCATTGAGAACTCATTTCGGTGGCAACACCAGTCGGATTGGTATTGCGGGCAATGGAATGGCTCGGCCAGCTCCGGCGCGGACCGACGTGACAAGGATGGGCGTGCAAGCGTTCGGCGAGGGCTGGCAACAGCGGATTGGTTCTTCAACGAGGGATCTCTCCAGTGTTAGCGAGCATTGGACCGGCAAGGACGGGCGTAGCGAGCATGGGTGAGGCCAGGAAAGCTAAGGTCTGGTGAGGCATGGGCTGTTTACAGCGGTGAGCATCTACTGGGTGTTCATCGGTGGCAACACCAACTGGCGCTGCACCGAATTGAACGGCCGGCAGTGGCGGGGTGATATGTGGCTTGGGCTGATTCAGCGGATTGATCATTCAAAAGAGTGGTCATTCCGATGCAAAGCGTGCATCGATTAACTAAAGGAAAAAACATGAAAACTATCCAAATCAAAATCTCCGGCAAGTCACCGCTGCTCATGCATTCTGACCGATTCGCCAACCCGCTCGACCCGCTGACCAAGGCCCACAAGGAATTGACCAGCAAGCGCAAGAAGACCGATGAAGATCACATCGCCATCGCGCGCAGCGAGTTCATCGGCGGTTGCTACTGGCGCAAGGACCGTGGCTTCTTCATGCCGGCACAAAACCTGGACGCCTGCCTCATCGCAGCCGCCAAGCTGCAAAAGCTCGGAACCAAGTTCAAGCAAGGCGTGCAAGTCCTGGAAGATGAGCTGCCGTTCGAAGGATACGAAAAGAAAAACCCAACCCAACTGTGGGATGACCCGGATCATGTGGACTGCCGTGGCGTCAAAGTCGGCACATCCAAGATCATGCGCTACCGCCCCATCTTCCGTAAGTGGAGCCTGTCAGCAACCATCGTGGTGAATGACGAGGTGGTCAACATTGGCGAGGTAAAAAAAGCCGCCCAGGATGCCGGCGCATTGATCGGCCTTGGTGACTACCGCCCCCGCTTCGGTCGATTCAATGTGGAGTTCGCATGACTGAAGAAACCACACTGTTCCCAGCATGGAAGCAGGCCGTCAAAACATTGCTCGATGAGGGCATTACCTACGGCAGCACCATCAGCAGAAAGCGCATTGCAGATCTGTGCCAAGTTCAACCGCCGGTCAATATCGAAGATGTTCGGCGCCATGACCTGGAGCTGCTTCAATGCGTTACGGAGATCAAAGACATTCTCCTGACGGCTCACTGCATGCTTCTGGTTTCGGACAACAAAGGCTCATACGTCGTTATCGCGCCCGAGTCTCAAACCAAGTACGCAGTGGACAGCGGCGTCAAAGCAATCGGTCGAGAGATGAAGAAGATGGCCATGGCTGTCAGCTTCACGAAGACAGAACTTCTGACCGATGAAGAGCGGCGCAAGAACGCAGACGCACAGGCAAAGATCTCCATGCTCGCAGGAATCATGAAGACCGAGAACAAAGACCTACAAAGGATTGCAGGATCATGATCATCACCAATCAATTCGGCCTGCCGGAAAGCATCATGAACGTGATCCACCGGCCGCAGTACGACAAGGGCGACTCTCAGATATCGGCCACCGAGATTCTGAACAGCCCCCGAATCGTCAACCTGAAGCGAAAGCACTGGGACAGCCTGGAGCAAGACGCATCAGAAATGGTCTGGTCTTTGTTTGGTTCGGCCGTCCACCACATCTTGCAGCACGGCAAGAGCGACCACCACGTTGTCGAAGAGCGGATCTTCACGGAGTTCAATGGCTGGCGAATCAGCGGAGCCATCGATCTTCAGGAGTTCTACGAAGACGGCGTGATCCTCAGCGACTACAAAGTCACTGGCGCATGGGCTGTGATGAACGAGAAAGACGACTGGCACAAACAGCTCAACGTTTATGCGTGGCTGCTTGAGCGGGTCAAGGGCGTGAAAGTAAAAGCCCTCAACATCGTGGCCATCATTCGTGACTGGAGCCGCAGAGATGCCCTGACAAAAGAAGGATATCCAAAGTCTCCCATCGTGGTGATCGACATTCCTCTGTGGGATTTTGACAAGCGAGAAGAGTACGTGGCCAGCCGATTGAGATTGCATAACGAAGCATTTTTTGCAATCCATGCTGGCGAGGATATGCCTGAATGCACGGCAGAAGAAATGTGGGAGAAGCCAACCTATTACGCAGTGAAGAAGGAAGGCAACGTAAGAGCAAAGAGCGTTCACGAAGAGCGCTCGGCAGCAGAAGAGGCTCTAGCCCTGGCGCAATCGAAGGCCAAAAAGGGCGAGTCATTTTTTATCGAGGTGAGGGAAGGCGACAGGACAAGATGCTCAGGCTTCTGCCAAGTATCAAATCAATGCAGCCAGTACCAAACCTACCTAACGGAGAAACAAAATGTCAGCAACTCGAATCTACCTAGTTAAAGGCCCCTTCGCCAATCGTTTGGTGAAAGCATCAACCGCAGCTCAAGCCATCTCTCATGTGATCAAGCCGTCATACACGGCCCACGTCGCATCTCAAGAGGATTTAGTTGAAGCTTTGTCCGAAGGCATAACAGTTGAAGTCTATGGAGAAGATCATGACTCTGGTTCTGGAAAATAAAGTAGGAAACGAATCTCAAGAGGAGTACCACGGCTTCATCGAAAAGATGAACGCTCGGTTCTCCGCCAAGTTCGGCGACGGCAAGACCCCGTTGTTTCGCACGGACATTAAAGGTTTGTTCGATGTGTACCTGAATTCGTTCTCGGACCCGGTAGAGCGCCAGTATCACAACTGCTCGTGCTGCCACCGATTCATCAGCCGCTTCGGCGGCCTGGTGTACGTCAATGAAGAAGGCGCCATCAAGTCGGCAATCTGGGATGAGGAAGATGCGCCCGAGCAATACGAACGTGCGGTCAGCCACATGACCCACGCAGTTGAGCGCGCAAAGATTATCAGCCCGTTCATGACCAGCGAGTCTGAAATTGGAGAATTCACCACGGGAGTTTGGAGCCACTTTGCTTTGCGAGTGCCCAAGCAAATCCGGTATGTGAAGCGCCATCTGACAGCAGGCCAGGCAATGGCTGAACGCCGCGAGGACTTCAAGAACGTCATGCGCGCCATGGCCGAGTTCGATCATCAGACCGTCAAGACTGCTTTGACTATCCTGCGCACAGACGCGCTGTATCGCAGCGAGAAGGTGCTTGGGGCGGCCGAATGGCTGGACGGCCTGTATGAGGTACGCAAGAACCGCAACAAAGTCTGGGAAGCGATTGCCCTGGCGCCGGCAGGATTCTGCCACCCGCGCAGCTCAATGATCGGGACTTTGCTGGAGGACATTCAGTCCGGAATGGACTTTGATCGAGTGGCTAAGCGCTTCAAAGAGAAGATGCACCCGCTCCAGTATCAGCGCCCGCAAGCAGCCCCGGCATCCGGAGCTATCAAGCAGGCTGAGAAACTGTTCCAGGAAATGAATCTTGGTGCTTCACTGCGCCGCCGGTTCGCGCGCCTGGATGAGATCGAGAAGTTCTGGACCCCGGCACCGAAGAAAGAAGAAGAGCGCACCAGCATCTTCGGACATCTGGAGGCTAAGGATAAGGTCAAGACTGGCGCCATGAACCTGCCGGCTCAAACCGTGACGTGGAAAAAGTTCCTAACCACTGTTTTGCCGGGAGCCGAACGCATCCAGTTCACCGTGCCGGCCGCAAACCTGCCGCTTGCAGCCATCGTGACAGCAGCCGATCCGGATGCCGAGCCGTTGCTGATGTGGGACCACGCAGAGAAGCGAAACCCGTTCTCTAGCTACGTCTGGCATGGCGGCTCTACGCCGGAGCAATTCGGACTGCGCCGGACATCAACTGTGGACGTGGTTGCCATAACGCACCGCACCCATCAGTGGTATGGCGGTAACTACCCGAACCAGGGTGAAGGCGTGATCTTCATTCTGGACGGTTGCAAAGAGACTCGTTACGGCGGGTTGGCACTGTTCCCGGAGATCATTCGCAGCGAAGTGAAGAGCGTCCGATCTGTGATTGAGGCGCACTCAAATGTGGGAAAGATCGAAGGGATTGAAGACGCAAGCGCATGCGGCCTGTTGCTGGATAAAAACGGCAAGTGGCAGCTCACGTTCCGAGTGACGGCGGCGGGTCATTCGATGGACTACAAGATTGACCGTTGGGATTAAGGAGAAAACATGAACGCAGCAGAACGAGAAATTAGATCACAGGCTTTGCAGCTTGCAATCAGACTGAAGAGTGATGCGCATGAAGATGTGAACGTCATTCATATGGCAAATCTCTTTTTCGACTTCCTGACCGGCAGTACAGATCAAATGACTGCCAAGAAACAATTCGCAGTAAAGGGAGCGCCATACGGGCTCAAGAAAGACGGCACACCCAAGCGTCGTCCTGGGAGGCCAAAGAAATGAATACGGAACAAAAGCCGCGACAGAAGGCCATCCCTGGAACCCTGTTTGACCCGTCATTTGTCTACAGAAAAGGCGCCGACGTGGCCACCACATGGCGCCGCTACGGATGGATCCCTCCGTCCGAATACAGGACCGACTATGAATTCAAAAAGAACCGGGAGCGATCATGACTGCCAACAACCCGGCAACTCATGAATTTGTAAATAAGGGCTCTGTTACTACGCTTGGCATCACCAGAGACTTTATCTGGTTTGAGTCGGAGATTCTGCTGCGCGAGATGGGCCAGTGGGAAAACCGTCTGAAACGCCTAGTCAAAGTGATGGAAGAACGTCACAAAGATCAGGAGAAGATGATCGATGATCTGATAACCGAAAACAAACAATTGAAGAAACAACTTAAGGAGAAATGACATGGATAGTTGGCTTGGTATTGGGGCGTTGATATGGATGGTTTGCTCATGGCTTACCCATATCATCGTCTGTTTGAAAACTGCCTCTTGGGGATTCCTGATTGCCGGAGCAATCGTATTCCCCATCGCCTGGATTCATGGCACGGGCATCTGGTTTGGTTGGTTCTAAAGGAAAGTAAATGAAAGAAATTGCAGCAGCACTTGTACGCGCACAAAAGGAATTTGGTCCTGCGCTGAAAACGTCTACAAACCCACACTTCCGCAACAAGTACGCCGCCCTGGATGCGTGCGTTGAAGCGGTCATCGATGGGCTAAACAACAACGGCATCATGCTCATGCAGCAGACCCACCTCTGCGAAGATGGCGTGATCGTTGAAACCACATTCATCCACGAATCTGGCGAGATCATGAGTGGCGGGAAGATTCACATCCCGGCCGCCAAGCAAGACCCCCAGGGCTTCGGCAGTGCATTGACCTATGCCCGCCGATATAGCCTCCAGGCAGCCTGCGGAATCGCGCCAGAAGACGATGATGGCAATCACGCCACGGCAGCAGTGCAGCAGCGCAAAGCAGCTCCCGTAAAGCAGCCTGAGCCGCCCAAGCAAGCGCCTTCAGCACCCAAGCAATCCAACGCTCCGGCCAAGATGGAAGGCAAAGAAGGAGCCTGGCAGATCAAGATTTCAGCAGAGCCAGAAACAACCTTTGATGACTGGGTGAGCCTTGTGCTTGAGATGACCGACATGGCATTGCAAAACGCAGGCAGTGTGGATGACGTGATGAACATCTTCCGTACCAACCGAGCCATCTATGAGCGCGTCCAAAAAGAGCCTGGAGCCGGCGCCTACTATGAAAACATCCTGAAATTCTTCAGCGATGCCAAGGCTAAATACAAGAAGGATGAGGAGTGAATATGGACAAAAACGAAGAAATGGTCGAACGCGCGCAACAACGTCGTGTTTACGTTGAAAAAGATCCATGGGCTCAGCGCAACATCGGAATGCAATGCAAAACTTGCATCTGGTTTGTACCCAAACAACGCATTGGAACATCAAACTCTGACATCAATGCGCTGATTCAGGTTGGTCGATGCCGCCGTCATGCGCCAACCATGAATGGTTATCCAGTGGTCTACATGAACGACTGGTGTGGCGACCATCGCGTGGACGAGAACAAAGTATGAAATTCCGCAAAAAGCCCGTGGTCATTGAGGCCACGCAGTGGTTTACGCATGGTGATCACCCCGCCGTCAAGCCGGTTTTCACGCACGGCCCGAATGATGAGCATTGGGCACCATCTGTTCCGACAGGCGAAGGCTGGATTAAAACGCTGGAGGGCGATATGCGCGTCACCCCCGGCGACTGGATCATCGCAGGCGTCAAGGGTGAGCACTACCCATGCAAGCCCGATATTTTTGAAGCAACGTATGAAAGAGTTGAAGAATGAGCAGCGTCAATAAAGTAATTTTGATCGGACGAGTTGGCCGTGATCCAGAGTCCCGATATCTCAACAACGGCGATGCCGTGGTCAACTTCAGTCTGGCCACATCCAGCCGCAAGAAGGATGGGGTGGACGACACCCAGTGGCACCGCATTACAGCCTACGGCAAGGTGGCAGAAGTCATTGGCAACTACGTCAAAAAAGGCAGCCTGATCTACATTGAAGGCTCGCTGAAGTACGGCAAGTTCCGAGACAAAGAAGGCAACGAGAAGAACACAATCGACATCATTGCCAACCAGATGCAAATGCTGGGCAACAAGTCAGACGATGACCGCCGCAATCATGAGAATGAAGAGCAGCAGAACCAGCGTCGTGACACAGACGATTCGGATGTGCCCTTTTGACCATGACAATGCCAACCCTTCAATTTGAGGCGGTTAAGCTTGAGATGAAGCAAAACAAGTCGGGAATAATCCTGACTTTAAACATTCATCCTGACGATCTTCCGCCTGATCTCATGCGGGATTTCGTCGGAGCCAGGTATCAAGTAGTTATGGTCAGACTGAACGGCGAAGACCGCCCCATGAATCGCGATACAGAATACCAGCGGGACGCAGTGCGCTTCGCCGGCATCCTGTGCAGAGACAAAGCATTTGCCAAGTACCTCATGGAAACAGGGCAGATCTTTGAAGAAACCGAATCGAACGTAATTGACTGGCTCAAAAGTGATCTGGAAATTTCGTCTCGTGCAGAACTAAGAGAAAACATCAAGGCCGCCAAGCGGCTGTGGACAATCAACGAGGAGTTCCAACTATGGAAACGAAGCGCTTAATCCCCTACTCCGTGCATCTGCCGGAAGACATCTACAAGAAGCTCAAGGAAGCCGCCGGCAACCGCAAAGCATCAGCCCTGGTTCGTGACGCCATCACCTTGATCGTCGAGGGCGACGACGAGTTCAACGGCGGCTACAACAAGGCCCTGCGTGACGTGATCAGCCTGCTCCATGACGACACATGGTGCAAAGACCTGGGCATCCAGGGTCAGTCATTGGCCGATTACATTCAAGAGCAGATCGAGCCAATGATCATCCCCCAGAATGTGAAGGTGAAATCAAATGGCAAAAAAGCGAAATGAGGGCCTGGAGGCTCTAGTCCCAAAGCAAGAGCCAATCTCCATCCAGGAGATGACCATGCAGGACTGGTTCGCCGCTTTTGTCATGATCTCGGCGCCACCCATGACATCCCACAAAGATGCCGCCACATGGGCCTGGGACCGGGCAGAAGCCATGATCGAAGAACGCAATCGAAGAATGTAATGCAGAGCAAGAACAAGCCAGCCATGACAGCCGCTGAGCGCCGCCACGTCACGCACATCAAGGAAATGGAGTGCGTCGTGTGCGGGGCTCACGGCCCCAGTGAATGCCATGAGATCGAGCAGGGCCAATGGTTTACGTCTATCCCACTATGCCCCGACTGCCACCGGGGCGGAGTAAACGGCATCCACGGTCAGCGCCGAATATGGAACGTCAAGAAGCTCGACGAGCTGAAAGCGCTCAATATGGTTATCAAAAAGATACTATACGAGCAAAATCAGCTCTGATAAAAAGTAATACCGCAGTATTACACGATCAGGAAAAAGCAATACTATTTTAGGCCGGCAATCTAAACGCTTAGATTGCTTTTACTTTTGTGCGTTTGCCACCTGATCGTTCAATATCTTCATTTTCATGGTGATTTGATTCTCCACGCCCTTCACCATTTCCTTGGATGCGCCGCGCTCGATGAGCTTTTCTTTGCGATCCTTCAGCTTCTTGATGTCCTCATAAACCTTGTGGGCTCGCTTGATGAGCCTGGCTTCAGGGTTTTCTGAGATGAAATCGCCAAGCGGTTCGTGGTGCTCTTTGCGGCCCTTGATCTCGTTCTCAAGCTTGTTGATGTGCTCCAGGTTTTTGTAAAACCGGCTCGCCTCAGCAGCGGCACTACGGGTTTCCCCGTAGAAGCGGCCAACAACAGGAACCTTGTACGGAGGCAGCTCTTCTCCCGTGTATTTCTTTTCCACGGTTTCCATGACCTTCAGCGCCTCGCGACCAAGGCCGCCAGTTGCCTGCCCAATCAGATAGTCAATTTGGTCAGGAGTCGGGCTGATGACGCCAGGCTGATACTTGGTTCCGCCACTAGCGTAGTTCATGAACTTGGCCATCTGGGTGGACAGCCAACTTGCCGAATCTTTGGCGCGCGTATATCCAGGAGTCGGATCCAGGCTACTGAAATCCTTGCGGGCAATCGGCTTTCCGGTCCAGTCTTTGTTTTCTGCCAATGCAACCAACGGGTCGGCAAACGTGGGAGCAATAGTCTGCACAGACCATCCGGCGTTACCAATCGGGTTGAAGGCGTCGAGATACATGCTGGTGAGGTCTGCAATGCGTTCTGGCGTCTTCTTGAACCCCGACATAGCCCACTCAGTCAGAATGCGGCTGGTGCCCGGAATAACGTGGTAGCCAAGCGGCATTGGGAAGGTTAGATACTTGCCCTTGCCGTTTTCATCTTTGCCGAGCGGAATCACAAAGTTCCGCTCACGGACAAACTCGGGCGGCTCCTCATCATCAAACCCGGCCATAGCCAGAAGGGCTGCCTGCATGGCGCCCCACAAAAGGCCGCCAGCAATAATCTTCTTGCCAGCAGGGCCGCGCAACGTCTCAATCAATCGAGTCGTACCTTGAATGCCGGCGTTGAAGAAGGCATACAGCGCGCCAGCCTGGGTTCCAATCTGACCTTTACGGTTGAAGTTGACGGTCAGGTTCTTGGCAATCGATGCAGCCTCGTCCTTGTTGTAACCATCCTTCAAGGCAACCTTGTAAGCGGCCAAGCGAACGGCATTTTCCATGGTGTCGTTGTAGTCTGAAAGCAAATCAAGCGCATATCTTCCAAGCCCTTTTAATTTGCCTTCTGACATTCTCCGAAATTCTTTTTGAAGAGCTTCAGCACGCTCTTGGGAGCGGCTATACATATCTCTAAATCCAGTCTGTCCACCTGATTTCTGAAAGTCCTCCCAGTCAGGATCAACGTCTTTGCCTTTGCGCTCGCCACGGATTGACTTAAAAATTGACTTCAAAGATGGCAACACCTCAGACATGACTTCTTTTTGTTTGCCAGCCAAAGGTGTTGTAGACAACTGCAAGGTTGCGCCTTGGATGTCTCGCAAGAAGTTGTATGCACCAAAGATTGGGTTGTACTGCGTATTGACCGACGCCATCCAACGAGTAATCTTTGCCACGGTCCCAAGAACTTGTCCGAGTTGGTCGGCATCCAGATTCTTCAAAGCCTTGGCTGCGCGGGCAGAACGCTCGTTGTTTGGATTGAAGAACACGTAACGGTTCTCGCCATTCACACGAGTAGAAAGGACGCTGTCGTTGTTGCGCAGAACAGAGTTGATGCGGTTCATCACCTCATTCTTTTTGGGATCAACAGAGCGTTGGCGAGGTTCCTTCATCAGGAACTCAATTGCACTCTCGTCGATGCCAAGCGCGCGCAGCTCCTCAAGAGCGGACTCGGGCATTTTCTCTGCCTCTGGATTAACAGCAAGCCAGAAATCGGGATTGGGATTTTGGATGGCCAAACCATACGTGGCCTGCGCAACACGGTTCTTTTCCGCCTTCACAATTGCACGCTCACGCTGCATTGCCACGTTGGCCAAGATGTCCACAACGTTACGCTTGGAGCCCATGGCTCGGCGGCTGAACGGACCGCGCACATCAAAGCCCTGACCCGTGCCAGTGCTTCGCGTCGTGTATTGGAAGTCAACGTCTTCACGCTGCAGCGGCACGTAGTCTGGGAAAGCTTTCTCCCAGGCGTCGATGGTTTCTTTTGACTCCAAGCCGCTGCTCACCAGCAGATCTCTGGTGCCCTTCGTAATGCCATCCAGCTTCTTGGCTAGGGATTCGTACTTGGCCTTTTTGTCTGCCGGCAGATTGGCCAGATACTTACGAGCGTCTTCCGTCTTAATGCCGGAGCCACCATCCTGCATATCAGGATCGTTCGGGTTTACCTTGGCAACTTGATTGTTGTACGCCTCGGCATGACGGTTGTGCAGATACTCTTCAAACTCGCCAATCTTGATGTCGTCCTTTTGCATTTCCTCCATCAATGGACGGAGTTCGGTGCGCAGGAAATCGGCCGTCTGTTTGGCGGTGCGTCCGTGGTACAGCTCTTCCTTGAGATAAGGATTCCACTGAGACAGGATCTTGCCGGACTTTGCGGTGATGGCTTGAATGACACGCTTGGTGTCGATCATCTTGTCCTGCAAAGAATAGATGATGTCGTCCTTGCCAATTTCGCCGGCCAACTTGGTTTCTGTTGGCTCGGTCCATGAGCCCAGAACATTCTGGCCAAAGATGTTTTCGCGCCCCTTCTCTGGGGTCTGCGTCATATTGATTTCTGGCTCAAAGTTTTCGGTTATTGATGCAACATTACCAGGACTCCAAACGCCAGCTCTTCTTTGCCCTCCATCAAAATAACGCAGTTCTACCGGAATGTATTTCATTCCCTCTGCAATCGCGGCCATAACCCTGTGATTGCCTTCGCTAATCCATGGTTTTCCGTCGTAGCCAATTTCAATATAAGGCACATATTCAGTTCCATCTTCATTAAGCGGGAACTTCCCTGTTTCGCGAATAATTTTTCTAATTGCTTCTAAATCTTTTTGGCGAACATTTTTTTCTTCGCCTCTTTGGCCTTTTACATCCTTAAACCAGCGTACAGGGATCATTACCGGCGATTTGAATCGGCCTGTAACTGATGACATTTTTGGCACCCCAAAATCATTTCTTGGGGATCGTTGTGCATAGTTAATTTTTTCCTGAAGCCATCTTTCATTAGGAATGTCTTCCAGAAACTCAACGTTGGCTATTTGCCTAGGGGTTCGATCTTCGACTCGTTCAGTTGCGCTGATAGCAGTGCTGACTTTGCCAGCTTCGGGTTGTACTGCTGGACCTTTTGCAGCTCTTGCGGGCTGAATTTGGATTCCAGTAGTGCCTGTCTTTGCTGCGCCTGCTGCTCTTGCTTGTTGCGATTCATTTTGAATTCTTTCAACAATGGATTGGATTTGCGAGTATGCCTCTGGTGCGTTCTTTTGTAAATCGACCGGAGAGGTAAAGTAGAAGCCGAACGCCTGTGCGAATGACTCCATCTGAATTCTGACTTTGCCGGCATACTGAGGAGAAAACGGATATGCCAACGGATGTCTGAATTTGTTTGGCGAATTGTCGTACCAGCTCTTCAGCTCATTGTGAGCTTGCTTCCATTTTGCGCCGTTAGAAATTCTGCCGCCTTCATAGTCAACCATGTGGCCAAGCTCATGAACTATGGCAAGCATCTTTTCAGCCTTGGATGAACTCTTCCACTGCTTACCAATCAGCAGCAAGCCAGTGTTCGTCGCCATGGCAACTGCATCTGATTGCGTTGATCCTGCGGCCTTGATGTTGCCGAGGACGGCAGGCGGCAATCCGAGATCAACAGCCTCTCCAGCAAGGTCGTATACCTCTTTTGACACAACCCCGCCAAGACTTTTTGGCTTAATGACTGTGGTTCTTCCGGAGCCGCTTTTGGCTTTGAAAGGAGGCACGTCGGTAGACAAGCTTTTCCACAAACCTTGCATGGAAGTTTTTCGCTCTTCCTCAGCACTTACTGCCGGAACTTCTGGTGCTTGCTCAAACAACCCGCCGGTCGTGTCTTGCCGGCCCTCTTCACGAGTCAATTCGAATTGACCAGCTCCAGCCTCAGATTCTTTTTTGATTTGCTCGCGCTCATCAGTCTCTGCGGCCTTGGCTTTGCGCTCTTCTTGATCGGCAATCGCTTGCTGAGTCGGCTGCTCAAGCTCAAGTCCAGGCTCTTCTGGCGGCACAATTTCAGCCTGCTCTGCTGCCCTTTGCTCGTCGGCTGCAGCTTGCAGTTCTTTGTTTACCCTTTCATCAGACGTCAACTCTTCAAGACGACGCTCAATAGACTCGACGTCATGATTGATGCGCTCAATTGCGCGCTCTGTGTCGTAGGTATAAAACTGGTTGTTGCGCAGCTTTTCACGGATGTACTCAGCCGATTCGCTGTTAACGTAATCAGGATGATCCGGCCGCATGTTCTCCGGCAAAAAGACATCAAGCTTTCCGCTGTCAACCATGTCTTCCATGGATGATCCTGGGCGACCCTTGGATGCTTTCAGATTCAAGTAAGGATTGCCACCGACTTTGCGCGATCGCCCGCCAAGCTCAGACAACTCGTTGTCATTGAGCATGCCTTTGAGAACCTGCATTAGGCTTGTGCCAGATGTGCGCTTCTCCAGCTTCTCTCGATCTGCAACGGCGGCAGCCTGATCTTCCGTCAACTTTTTGATCTCGGCCTCGATCTCGGGGTCCCTGGGATAGGGGACACCGCGCATATCTTCAGGCTCTTGGCGAATCGGCTCTTCTGCCTTTGTTTCGACAGGCGGAGCTTCAGCCGGAGCAACGGGCTCTTCGGCTTTAACGGGTGCAGCCGGGGCTTCTGCTTCGACCGGCGCTGGAGCAGGCTCTGCAGCAGGGGCGGCCACGGGCTCCTCGGCAACAACTGGGGCGGCCTCTTCCTTCGGAGGTGTAACCTCTGGCGTTACGGGCTCAGCAGCCTTGGCAATACCAGCCTGACGTTCAAGATCCTCAATAGATGCAGGAGCCTCTTCGCCGGCAACAGGTTTGATCTCTTCTGCAATCGTCTTTTCCGGCTTCTCGGCAGCCAGGATAGCCTCGGCATCACGCTTAGCCTTGTCCTTTAGTGATTCCTTGGCAGCGCCAATTGCACGCGAGCCAGCGCCACCAGCCCCGCCAACAGCAGCAGCACCGAAGAATGCTTCTTTGTACTCTCGCTTAGCATCGTCGCCAGTCAAAGGCAATCCAGCCTGCCAGCGCTCAGCGGCCTGCTCCAATACTTCTGTGGGCGCTTCGGCAATCACACCAATCGTGGCTCCACCAGCAATACGGCCGGCAACAGACTTACCAGCACGCTTGGCCAGCTCGTCAGCAATCTGCTTGCCAAGAACCTTTTCTGGAATCTTGCCCATGCCAAGCATCAAGCGGTCGGCAAAGTAGCCAATCGGAGCTGTAGCGGCCGCAGCCAAAGCAGCCTTGCCAGGAGCCAGCGTCTCACCAGTAGCGCCTTCCTGGGCCTGGCGCTGCATGAATTGGCCGAACTGTTGCAGACCATACGTGCCAATACCAGCAGCAGGACCAACAATCGGTGCAAGAGGCCCGGAAACAGCAGCAGCACCAGCGCCAACGGCCATGGGAACAGCCATGCTGGGGGCGCTTTGAAGAATCTGCTCAGCCAGGTAGGCGGGCATTTTCTTCAGCGCAGCCAAGGCGCCTTCTTTGCCGTATGTCTTTTCCAGCTCTTCCCAGGAAATAGCCGCCGGCTTACCTTGTTGGGCCTGGGCTTCTTTGCGGATTTCTTCAGCTTGCTTTCCTGCCGCCTCAGTCGCGCCAACAGCGGATTTCGCGCCCAGGGCAATGCCAGAAGCGCTTTCGCCTAATTGCTCAAAGCCGCGCTTGGCTGCCGCGCCAGCACGATCAAGAAAGCCCTGCTCTTCAGGCTTCCCAAACAGCTCAGCACTGAAGTCCCGGCCAACGACAGGCTTGGCGGAATCGCCAAACAACTCCGCACTTAGATCCCGACCAGCCATGACTTCTCCTTATTTGATCGTATACCCGCGAGCCTTTGCTGCCGCAATGACATCTGCTTCAGACTTGCCGCTCGCCTTGGCTGTAGCGCGCACATCTTCCATTGACATGGTAAGACCACCGCCGCCACCGCCTTCTTCAAGTTTAGCGATCTCCTTGGTGATGCGCAAAATGTTGCGGCCGGCTTCTTTGCGCTCCTCGTCGGATTCAGCGTTGTCGCGAATGTCTTTCCACGAGTTGATCTGCAAACGCTTGCGAGAGATTTCATTGCGCTCTCCACCAACAGCAGCAGTTCCGCCGCCCTTGATTTGCGACCAAGTGGCAATGTAGTTGTCAGCCTCGTCATTCTTGCCGGCAGCACGCAGGGCAAGGATCTTAGCCATGACACGCTCACCTTCACCAGGGCGCGCGGCGTTTGCTTTGTCAGCGGCAATACGCATTTCGGTAAGCTCTTTGTCGCTCATGCGGTTCAGAGCTGCATCGATGGCGCGCTGATCGGTCCCCGCCAGGCTTGCAAGTGCCTCGGTACGGCTGGCCAACTGCTTGCGATAGCCTTCGCTCTGAGCAGTCATTTCCTTGCTGCGGGCGCCAAACAAACTCTGAGCCTCTGCCAGGTTGCGCTCTTCTTCCTTGGCGCGAGCCATTTCCTGCTCTTTGCGGAATGCCGCCTCTTGAGCTGCGAGCTGTTCGCGGTTCTGGGTGTAAGCCGGGGCCAATCCAGACAGCCCTTTGTACTGACCAGCCTGACCAAACATCTTGATCATCTGATCCAGTCCAGATGGGCGTGATGCTTGGAACTGCTTCTGGGCTTCTTCAGCGCGAACCTTAGCCTCTTCAGCACGGCGCTGACGAGCAGCATCTTGAAGTTCTTGCGGCAGCAAAGCATTGATGCCAGAGATGACATTCTCTGCCGTCGGCTTCTCAGGAACCTCGGTGGCAGAAGCAATGGCTTGCTGCATCAAAGGGGTTCTTTGACCTTGAGATTGAGGCGCTTCAGAGATGAGCTTCCCATCTTTGTAGCGCTTCCCGTCCGGAGAAACCATTGTCCCGTCCGGCAGATGGCGCCAACCTCGCTCATTTAATGAGGCCTCCTGCGTATAGCCGCCTTCTTCAAAAGCGATGATGCCACCGCCACAGAAGTTGTACATATTGCTATCCATTGGAATGCCGGCTACACCGCCATAAGCCATGGCTTGCGGCTGTTCGCGAGGTTCGGGAGATCCCTCGGGAATTGGCATTCCTGGTTGCGGGCGTTGCATTTGTTGCATTTGCTGCATTTGAGCTTGTTGCAAGCCCATCAATCCAGCCTTCTGCTCAATCTGTTCTTTCACGCTGGGCTGCGGGCCCTGTGCAGCACCCTCATCCATGGACATCTGCTGCTTTAGCTTCTCTCGCCGCTGCAACTCTCCAAGCGCCAGGTACGGCGGGATCATCGGATTTGATCCATTGGCATATTGTTGAATTGCCTGGATAGGCATTTCTTTTAAACGCTCATTGATTTGTACGAGGTTCATTTTGTTACCCATCAAGTCCGAGATCTTTAAGAGCTTTATACAAAGCTGTAAGGCCGGCCGTATTGCTCATCAAAGCATTGATGCCGGTTGCATTGGTGGCTGATGTCTGAGAGCTAATCGGCAATCCCTGAAGAAGATTCAACTGATACTGAGGCATTTTGTATTGCCAATCGCGCTGCTCTTCAAACTGCTTCTTGGCAGCATCATAGCCTTGCTGCTCAATATCTCGCTGGGTGATGCCGGCCTTCTCAAGCTCTTGCAGAGATTTCAATCCAAAATCGCCACTGTATTGACGAGACTGTTCTTCAGCTTTTTGAGCGTCAAGGCTGCGGCCCTGCTCAGCGTTGAATTGAGCCATGGCTTTGTCATACGCTGTTGCATATCCTTCGCCAAGAGCCTTGTTCTGCAAGTCAAGAAGATTGCGCGCACCTTCAGACTCCATTACAGCCTGACGTCCACCACCATACGCGCCTGCTTGAGTAAGGCGGCCGGCATCAGCAATACGCTTGATTTCTGCCTGACGTTTCAGCTCTTTCATCTGCGGGTCAAGAGCAGCAGACAAAAACGGGTTCATGTACTTTGACGCCTGATCGGCAGTAAACGTCCCGGTCGTAAAGTCAGTCGGTGAGTAACCTGTGGAAGCGAGATTACTCACCCCCGTAAACGCCTGAGATTGCAAGTCAGACGGGCCAGCCGTGAGCGGGCCTTTATACGCTTGGTATGGGGCATTTGCCAGCGCGGCCCCTTGGCCCAACGCCTTCGTAACATAATCGCCAACCCAAGGAGACAATGTTGATGTCCGGGAAGTATCCAAAGGAATCCCAGAAACACCCGTATTCCCCGAGGCGCCAGAGCTAACAACACTTCCGGTCGTGCCGTCAAAACCTTTTACAGCACCGCCAGTGGCCAACCCAACAATACCGCCAGGCATGTAGTTGTCCGGATTGATCTTCTTGCCTTGCTCAGGATTCCCTGTGCGAGCCTTCCGGATTCTGGCCATCATCTCATACAGCTTTTTGGCGCCCGCCTCAGAGTTTCCGTTGCCCATGTGGGACACCACATCAGCCGGAATCACAAACTCGCCGTGACTAAGCTTTGCCGGCTGCTGGCCATCAATGCTTGTGTTGATTTTGTCAGCCATTCCGTCCGTGCTTCCTGGCAAATATCGGCCGCCACGAGCCATCGAGGCAATTCCACCGTGAGCCATAAAGATACCTCCTTGCGCATTTAGTTCTTTTGGGATTGTTGGCAAAGCAGCAACCCCGACAGAACTTTCTACCGGCACGGTTGTTTCAGTCTTTTGCCACGGCATCGCCAATGAAACGGGCTTATTTGCAGCTGTTGATGGAGCCGCCGTCTTTTGCTGCAAAGCTTGAATGCCAGTCGCTTGATTTGCCGCATTAGTTAGCGCCGTTGCTTTTGCTGCAGCATCGCCGGCCGGGACAAATTGCGTGTCGGTGAAATACTGACGACCATAAGCGCCAACTCGTTCATTCGGGTCTGCGGACGCAACCTGCTGACGAACAGCCTCCATTACCGGAACGGACTTGTTATATCCCCCGTTATCCGTCGCAGCCTTGTAAAGCTGGTATGCGCCAGCAGCGGCAGTAACAGCAGATGACAGGGGGTTTTTCTGGATGGCATTCTTGATCTTATCTGCCAAGCCGGTCCCGGCAACCGACGCGTTTAGGCCGCCCTGAATAAGGTTCCCGGCAGAATCAACAAATCCTTTTTTTATCGGATCGTACGTTACGTTTTCACCCATATATTGGGTGGTGTAAGTGCCCGAAGCATTCTTTGTATATGTTTGACCGTCAGGGTCTTGATAGGTTGTAGAACCATCAGCATTACGAGTGGCAAACATGCCATTACCGATTTCGGTTCTTTCGCCAATCGGAAGAACATCATTCTCGGTTGGAGTGTTTCCCGTTTCCCACCAATTTGAGGTGCCGGAATCGGCGCCGTCCTCCGGCTCCCAAACCAGATCATCATTTGCGTCTAGTACCCATCCCATAATCAACCCCTCAAAATTTTGAGCAGGTCGTGTATGTACCCGCCGGTTGCAATTTTAGTAGTCTGAGGCTGGTTTTGGCCAGAAGACTTACTGCTAAAGAAATTCACGTCCAGCGGAGATTCAAAATCAAATTCTTTCATCTCTCGTCGTGGCTCCTGAACAGCCTGCTGGGGCTGCTGTGTTGTCGATCCAAGAAGAGCCAACAAAGCGGCAAGATTGCTGTTAGTTGGCGCTGGTGCTGCCTGGTTGGTCTGAGTCAATGAGGTGCCTGTGGCAGTATTTGTCGCCGTGTTTGTTGCGGTCGTTGTGCCGGTTTTAATTTTTGTACCAGTGCCGCCGCTCGTCCCAGTGCCAGTGCCAGTCCCGGTGCCAGTACCGGTGTCTGTTTCAACTTTTTCGCACTGTTGCGTAACCACGTTGTAAACATATCCATCCGGGCAGTCTGTCGTATGGGTTGCGGTATCCGTATCCGCCACGCAGATCTGGAGCGCATCATCCCAATGAAACCCATCGGCGCAAGAAGTGGCCGTTTCGTGACCGCCAGAAACCGTATCTTGGCCGCCGCCCACAACAGTATCTTGACCACCGCCAACGGTATCCTGACCTCCGGCAATAGTATCTTGGCCGCCGCCACCGACGGTGTCTTGACCGCCGGTTTGAGTGGTATCGACAAACGAATGAACGGTTCCGTCTGCATTGAATACTATGCTTGTGCCGTCGTCATATGTAACCTTATACGACCCATCTTGAAAGTATTCAACATTTGATTTTGACCCGCCCCCACCTGCGACCGTATCCTGACCGCCACCGACGGTGTCTTGACCGCCACCCGCAACCGTGTCCTGACCGCCTGTGACTGTATCTTGATCGCCGCCAACAACGGTATCCTGACCACCTGCGACCGTGTCTTGACCGCCACCTGTAATGGTGTCCGTGCCAGAAGCTCCGTCAATATTATTCTGCAAGTTAAAGTCCGACTGCATGCGGTTCAGAGTTGCATCTGAAGTTCTGTCAAAAGACCAGTAATCACTTGGCGTGTCTGAAATTGGCTTGCCAAGATACAGCTTTTGCAAATTCAAAACGTCAGAAGTATCAATCTTCCCATCGCCGTTGAAATCTAGGCGCTCAAGATCACTTGCCGTTGCTTCTTTTTTACCAAGATAGATTTTTAACGCATCAAGAGAATCTGACTGAGTCACTTCATGCGGCATGTACGCTTTGATCTCTTGAGGAGAACCGTCGCGACCAAAAATGTCTTTGTACGCAGCCGCTGTCGCAGAGTATGTTTCCCAGTTTTTTGGATTTGTAATCCCAACAGATGCCGCTAAGTTTTGCTCGTCAGCGCCCGCCCATCCAGCTTGTCTTGCGGCAAAATCTTCGACAGATGCCCCATAAGTCTTTGGCCCGCCAGTATCAATGTCTTGAACTTCTGTACCGGCGCTTTGGTTCTCGTCGATTAAATCTTGACCGCCATCGACAATCGTATCCGCTCCACCTTCGACAGTATCACCTGATGTCGCGTCTTCGGCTGTGGGCTGCGTTGGTTTTGCCTCTAGGCCCATGACGTTGTCAAGTAGATCCTTGGATTGGTCTTTGCTCTGCCCGCTGAGCGATGAGAGAATGTTTATGGCAGATGCTGCATTGCCAGATTCGATGGCATTAACCAAGCCGGCCGCCTTCAAGGCATCCGACACGGTAACACCTGTATCTCCAATTTCAGTTTTCCCAGCACCAGTCAAAGAGGCGCCAGATGTCAGCGCGGCCATCGTATTGCCCGATGAAAGAGCATTTACAACGTTGGCGGTTTGAGAGACAGTTTTAATCGCAGACGTTAAGTCGGAGCCGGCAAGATCGGATGCGCCAGGGATGTTTGCCATCGCAGTGGCCGCACCAAGAACATTGCCTTTGTCGATTGCATTTGCCGCCTGAATGACGGCGCCAGCCCCAGGCAAAGCGGCGTTAAGAGCGATAGGCAGCACAGGGTTTTCTTTGACCATCGAAACGAGGTCATTGAACATGCCACCAAGTGCGCTACTACCAAAGAAGCCACCAGCATCGTGCCCAGTCTGATAAACGCTTGGGCTGTATCCAGTGAAGTTTCCACTAGAGTCTGCGGAGAACGTCAGGTTATTGAATACGTTAGACCCGCCGCCAGACCGCCCGCCATAGCGGAATTTATCGGTTGGCACCGGAACCATGCGGTACTCAGGGGACCCGTTTTCATCGTAGTACCCGGTGAATTGCTGCTGATAAGAAGGGACGTTGCTAATCCCCCAGTCAGGCCCGTTAGCGTACAACTGACCATTCATGAACAGCATTTTTTGCGGGGTCTGAGGTATGCGATAAGATCCGCCTCCCTCGCCTGCATCCTCCCAACCGGAAAATCCTCCGGTCGGCTTATCCATATATCTAGTGTCCCAAAACCCGTTGTTGTTGTACATATCAACGTACACATCAACCAGCTTGGCGTTGCCAGACTTGACAGCCGCCAAGATGGCATCAGGCCCAGGATCCCACCCACCCTGTCCATAACCAAGATTGTTGGCTACACTGTATTCTTTAGGCGCCGCTGGAGGCGTGTAGGCAGGCCCCACAAACGAACTTGCGGAGAGAGGTGGACCAACAAAATCGTTGGTCGATGTGGTTTGCGCCGCATCAAGATTTTTGATTTGATCAAAGAGGCTATCAAATAGTCCCATTTCTGCTCCTTACGTCGCGCTCACGAACGTCAGCGTGGCCACAACCGACGGGATGGACGGCATTGCAAACGGGCTAGTTGATGCCGCAGTGGCGTCAAACGTCACCGCCACGTTATCAACGGCCGCCCACATTTCAACAGTCTCCCCGGCAGAAATTTGTACGTAAAAGTTACATGCGGCAATCACAAACCCATCCACGCCGCCATGAGATGCAATAACGTCAAATTTGCTCCCGGTCCCCGCAACGTCCACGCCGTTCACGCGCAGCCAAATCCAAGCCGAGTGAATTTGTGTATTGGTATTACGAAGCTGAACGCTGAACTGATAATTGTAGATTCCACTGTGATCGACATGAATTCCATCCGTGCCGTCGTTGACGCACCCGTTCAAAAAGTCATTTTGATTGAATGTGATCTGTGTAGCAGTGTTTGCTGTAAACGTCTTATCGGTTGTACGTTGAACCGCCGCATACGGGAACTGCAAGTAGCGACCACCAGTATCTCCCGTCAGGTTGTTGACGTTGGTATTAAGCCGGTTGAAATACAGGCGCAGCACGTTGCTGAACTGCTCAAAAGCCAACCGATCGTAAACGTTCGGATGACCAGGCAGCGCTGGCGGGGCAACTTGCTGAAGAAGATTGTCAGCCATACGTCAGCGTCTGCCATCAGGACGAATATCGATACGGGGTGAGCCAAGCTGCCACTGGACGCCCAGCGCACTATCGCCCTCCGATCGAGCCTCAACAATTAGCTGTCGCCCTCGAACTCGAATGTTTACCTGACCAGTGAACTCTTCGATTGGAACAACTGCCGTCCGAGTTACCGGGTAATTACTCTGGCCTCCCAAAGATTCAGGCTCATTGATCCCAGAACCTGCATTTTGCAAGGGTTTCAGATACATTCTGATGCTCGGATTTGCGGCAGATGATCCACGGAAAGTTACGTCTGGCAACATGCGCCAAACAAACCCAACGTGATATCCATCGTCAATATCAAATTCTGCCGACGTGATGTAGGAATCAATCGGCAATGTCACATCAGTGGTGTTGTCATCCACTCCGTACTCGTGATAAACCAGATTCTTGGCATATGTGGCTGCAATTGGATAGTCCTCCAATCCGCTATCCAACCAGGCTGTGCGCCCAAGATCGCCGTAATACCAGGCTCCCTCGCCGTTGTTTTCTACGTAGTTGTAAACAACATATCGGTTAACCACGGTTGAGCCGGCCGTGCAGTAAAACCACCAAATTTCGTTGAAGCCTTCATTGGTTCCGCAGATGATTTGGTCAAACTGATCTCGGTTGATGTCGCCATACACAAACTGGCGTAGATCACACCGCAAAGTTTGCGTACGGCCGTTATACATATAGAACTTGTCTACGCCCATCCAATAGGCAACGCCGTTCGCATAACCAGTGGCATTCTCGCTTACGATGGATATATTGTCGCCAACAAGTTGTGAGCCCCAGACAATAGGAGCGCCTACATATTGCAAAGAATACAGTGACGAATCCGTCCAGACCAAGATTTCCTGGCGGGCCTGCATGGCAGTAACAATCTGTGAACCATGAGACAAAGAAAGACTGCCGGCCTGAGTTGTTGCCGATGGCGTCCAGTTGACCACAGATTCTTGATCAGACCATCTGATTAGCATCTGGTTCTGAGTTGAGCTTCCGTAATCATTGCAGCCGAAAGCAAACACAAAGCGGCTTGTGTCAGAAACCAAAAGGTAATTCTGAACAGTAGGAACATCAGATGCGCCAACCAAAGATGAGGCAGCAACCGCGCGTGTGCTTGTTCCAGACGAGTATTTCCAGTAATAAATTGGACCGCCACGATAGCCAAAAATCAGATCTTCACCAAAGTTGGTTTGGCTCCAAAGGCGCAATTGAGTGTTGGAAGATGCTCCAACTCCCCAGCCACCAGAACCCCAACCGCCGGCTCCCCAGCCAACAATAGGAATGGCGGTTTCAGAACCAACATGAATTTGGTAAGCGGCAGAAACAGCGGCGCCACCGTACGAGCCAGCAGGGATTGCTGACGCTACAGTGATCGAATAGCTATCTGGATCAATGTAAGTAATCTGATACTCTTGATTCCAAGTCGAAGCATACGTTCCAGTAGCGCCGCTGAAGGTTACAAAATCACCATTTTGCGCACCATGTGCCGTGGCAGTTACTACTACGGTTGTAGTTCCATCGGCAGTGAAAGGATTCGTGCCAAGCGCCGTTGTGGCTCGCAATGGGGTTACGTCGTTGTATAAACCGAACTGGTAAATGTAGAACTTTAGGTTTGTTCCAACGCCAATCATGTTGGCGCCATTCAAGGAAACCCAGGCCCAAAGAGAACGGCAAATACCAAGGAAGAAAGTTGCAGATGTGCGATACCAGCCGCCAATCTTTTCTGGCGTACCCTGGCGAAACCGGATCCATTGACTCGTATACCAGCCATTTTCACTGGTATATCGAGTGTTTTCCTGGTTGACCCCTGGTCTAAGCGTCAGTTTTTTAAGCGGCATGGCTGGCGTCCCTTAAACCGATTCAGGCATACGGCCTGGTTCCGGATTTATCAATGATCAGGGCTTGATGACGGGGCGCAGCGGTGGCGACGTTTGGGATGCTGATATGCGTCCAGCGGTCGAACTCGCGGATTACCTGATCGTAGCCGATTTTACTGGCTATGACAGCTTTGACAACCTCATCCGGCGTCATGCCGGGAACCCGAATGTCAGCAGCGCAGCCGACGCGATGCTGAGAAGTATCTTTACTGCCCACAGCGTCATTGACAGCCTTTGATCGGAAGGCCGAATTAACCATGACAGGCTTGCCTCCCAAGACGTTTTTAACCTCTTCCAAGAAAGCGGCAAGGCGTTTAAGATTCTCAAGCTCTTGTTCATTTGGTGTGTTATCCAACTCGCGGTGATCCGTGTGAGTTAGCTCTTCAAGTGTGAAATGTTCAGAAAGATTCATTTCCTGGCCTTCATGTCCATGATTTTTTCAAGCGTACGACCGCCAAAATAAAAGGACATGATGAGCATGCCCCACTGACCTAGTAATTCTACGTATGCGCCACGGGTTTCGTAATCAAACGCCGACATCATGGCGAAGGTGAAATATGCGGCCAGGATGAATATCAGCGTCAGGGGGCGGATATTTTTTGACAGCCAGGAGTCCGACTTCATGTCGGCTTCATGCCGGGCAGTCACGTTATTCTGCTCGGTCTCGTACATCTTGGCCTCGTTGGCCATCTTCTGAAGTTCGCCTTCCTGTGCCAGTTTGGCAAGCTCTAGCTTGGCTGCTTCTGCGGCAGCCGGGTCAGGGATGACTTTATCCAGAATCTTGCTGCCAACAGAAATCAGCGGGCCCAAGGGACCAGCAGCGGCTGCTACGGTATCAAGAATCCCCATGGCTCATCTCCTCCGCCAGCTTAACGCCAGCCAACAGCCCGATAAAACCGCCAATGATGGTCTGAAAAGCGGGGCCAATGATCGGGAAGATGTCTTTATTGTCAATCACGCTGTTGGGCAAAAACAGCCCATACAGGAACACGCCGACCATTGAAACAACAACCAAGCACAGCGTGAAAGTAACCATCAAGGTTACCCAAAATGTGAGCTTTTCAATCATTTGTAATCCTCTCGTCTACAGTCCACTTCAAACTGATTCTTCAGCTCTTTCACCCGGCGCTCAATATGCTTGTTGGCACCTTGCGCAGCCTTTAAATCTGCATACAAAAACCCCGTCAGGGTGATGAAGCAGACAATCAACAGCATACATACTATCAGCCCCACGGCAACCACAATTGATTCGCCAGATGCAGATGAATCGCCCACATTAGGCTTACGACGTACATTACCGCCAGGAGGATAAGAACCACGGTTGCCACTGCCTCCCATAGGTCCTGGAGTTTTTCCCGACGTCGCCATTCAGCTTGCATCCGTTCTTGTTCAAGTTGTTGCCTGGCAGCTTCATCCTCCTGCTCCATACGGATCAAGGTGGCTTCAAAATCCGCCCAAAAACCCCCTGGCAAACCAAGCTCATAGATGACCATATTTCTAAGAGCCTCGTACTGCCGCTTCAGTTCAAGTTTACGGGACACCTCTTCAAATGCCAACACCTGCCGGCTTTTGCCTTTTGGCGGATTAACCTGCACTTCCCGCTCTGCTTGCTTAAGCTTGTCGGTTCCATCCAGAACTTTCCCAACAAGCCCGGTAACTTGACCGGCCAAATCAACAACTTCTTCCCCGGCCTCCTTGGCCTCTCGGACCAGCGCACACAGTTTCTTGACCCCCTGGATCGCTCCAGAAACCATGGTGAACGCTGTTACAGGGTCCACATCAGAAGAAATTAAAAAAGTTGCCGCTTCCAGTGGCTGGCAAAATTCCAGTAATGTTGCTTACCGCCAGATAATCAATTCCGCCACCAGCGGTAAATACAAGGCCAGTATTACCTCCGCCATTAGTTGAATTGGCTCCCATATACCATGTACCGGTTTTTGACAAGGTTGCCGCAGTTCCACCTGTGGCAGTTAAAGTGCAGACATTCCCAGACTGGCCTGTCAAGTTAAAAGCTGTAAACGTATTGGTGGTGCCGCTTGTGAACTTGACTGTCGTAGCACCAGTTGAACTATACGAGTTTGTGATGTTGGCAAACGTATTTGATCCGCTAATGGTCAATGCGCCAGCCCCGGAATTGTTCAACGTTCCGAAAGTTCTGCCGCCGCCAGAAAAAGCCTTTGCGGCAGATCCGGTCATGTTTATGGTTGATGAAGCAGCATTAGTTATTACGCCGGAAATTGAAACATCTCCTGAAACATAAACAACCCCAGAACCAAGATTAGCGGAAGATGTTGATCCAATCGTCATGGATGCCACATATACAGAACTTGATCCAACAATAAGAGCTCCAGTAGTTGGCGCCAAGGCGGAGTTTTGCGTGTCGTATGTATAGCCGTTTAAATTAAAAGTGCCGTAGTCAAAGGTGGCAAGCGTCGAGTTTGAAATAAAGTTTGACTGCAAAGTCCATGTTGCCGTGGTACTTGGGACATTTCCAACACGGAACGTTGTTAGTAACAAGTTCTTGTTTTTTGTGTCTATATTGAATGATCCAGAAGACGCGTACAACAAAATGCTTCGCCCAGATGTAGCCGTCCAAGTCAGCGAAGATCCAAGAACAAATCCGCCGTATACCCGCCATATTCCAGTGCCAGAATTTGCGATAGTTCCGGCAAAAGCTGAAGCATCAAAAGTTCTACAAGCAAGCGTTCCTGATAGCGTAATGGTTCCCGTTCCAGAGTTGCCGTCCAGATAAACGTCATCTGTACTTACTGGCACAGAAGCACCGCCAGTACCGCCAGATGAAGCTGACCAGTTTGTGGTGTTTGAGCTATTCCAAGTCCCCGTGCCACCGACCCAGTAACGGTTTGCCATGGCTACTCCTTAGAACCCAAAGTTTTTAGCAAGCAACTGCCACTTGCTGGCAGTGGAGTTGTATTGGAAACCCATGTAGTCATAAAGCGTTGCACCACTGGATGCAGTCGGCAAAGGAACATCAGAAGATCCTGCAAACACCGAGTTCCAAGAAAATGTTTGAACGTTCGTAGACCGCAGTCGCAACATGAGTTGCTGCCCATTTGCCGGCGTTCCTGTTGGAGCGTTAATGGTCAGCGTGCCAACTGCTTGCGTATTGGCCTGGGTGGCAATATCCGTAGTGTCGGCGTTCATCGTAATTGATGTGCCATCGGCAATAACAACAATGCGCTTGGCAATCGTTGAGTCGGAAATTGCCATGCTTGTTGCCGTACCGCCGGTCACATTGGTGGCAGTTGTTGCAGTCGTGGCCGAGGATGCGGATCCAGCAGCTAGGGCATACGCTACATAGTTCACGCCTTCTACAACGTCAGTGCCATTGTTGTACAAGAACATCGCTTTGCCGTTTGGGACTGACACGCCAGTCTGGCCAGAGACTTTGACTGTGACTGCGTACCCACCAGAAGAGCCATTGATGACAATATACGGTTTTTGAATTGCAGGAACTTCAACAGTCCCAGCAGCGCTCAATGTAGCCGTGATGTTTAGGCAAGCAGCTCGGGCGTCTTGCAAACCATTGTTGTCAGCAAGAATTAACGTGCAAACGTTAGCTGTAAATTTTGCAGTATTAAGTGTGGCCATACCAACAATTGCCTGCTCAATAGCAGTTCCAAGATTGGTGTTGGTTTTTTGACCCCAGGTTCCGGAGTCTTCTCCGTCCCCCATAAGTTCAATCTTCAGGCTGGAATAATTGCTAGACATGGTCTTTCCTTACGTCTTTATGTTCTGCCAATTTGGCGGCTGGCTGTCATCAATGTTCCCCCATCCAGCACTTTGAGGATTGGAAATGGCTCCCCATCCAGATGTCTGAGTATCGCCAATAGTTGCCCATCCCGCAACCTGCTGCGTGCCTATATCGCCCCAATTGGCGGTTTCGGCATCGTCAATTAGGTTCCAAAGGAATGCCCCATTGTAAATATCTGTGGCTGTTGCAAGGTCCAAAACCGAGCTATTAAATACCGCGCTTGCAGATGGAGCATCAGCGGCCGATGCTGCAGCCAAAACAGTCGGGTTGTAAATACTGCCAGGCGCCGTCAAAACATCAGTTACAGATCCAGAATCTTTAATGGATACAGCAAATGCCGCCTTTGCCGAGTCGGTATCCGATACGCTTGCCGAGTCAACGACCAGAGCCAAAGCAACATGATTCCCAAATGCGTAATCAGATACTGAGGCCGAATCAGAGGTTGACGACTGGAAAAGTGCCGAGGAGCTTACAGAATCAGTTGCAGATGCAGTTTGAGCAATGATCGCTCCAAAAACGCTATTTGCGGTGTATGCCGCATCAGATATTGACGCACCTTCAGACAGTTGCGTATTGAAGGTTTGCAAAGCCGAAGCCAATACAGACCCAGACGCAGATTCCTCAAGCATTGCAGGGAATACCCCAAGCGCGGCCACGACATCGATCCCGCTTGCCAGCTCGGTCAATTCAGAAGCAAAGCTAGCGTGCGCCGAAATTACTTCTTGCGCAATGGCTGCATCCGTCACAGATGCAACAAATGCGACCTGAGCCACTGCAGAATCTACGCCAGATGCCGATTCCAAGACTTGAGCCAGATATGCTCTAAATGCATAAACAAGGTCGGTTATCGTGGCGGACTCATTTATTGCACCACTGGCAGTCAACTTAGACGAAATTGAGTCAGTCCCGCTGGCTGCATCTGTGATCTGAGATCTAAATGTGGGATTCGACCGCACAAGATCAGAGCCAGTTGCCGCCTCAGAGATCAATGTTCTAAACGCCTGCGCTCCATAAATCAGATCTGCGGCCGACGCTGTTTCACTGATTGCCCGGTTGTAGCGAATGCTGGCAAGTATGCTGTCCGTTCCAGTTCCTGTTTCAGCAATTGTGGCGGAATAAACAACACCACCGGCTGCTGCAAATATCCATCCCAGTGACCCAAGGTTTGTAGAGTTGGCACCTGCATACCAAGTGCTGGACAAAGAGTACGCCTTAACGTTGGAAATAGACAGGTAATCAGGTGTTGATACCGTACCGCTTGTCAGAATCAGGATCGCAGGGCTGGTAGGAGTTGCGCCGCTCAATGTCAAGATTTTTGCCGCTGCGCCAGTACCAGTGAATTGCGTAAGTGTTTGGGTTGTGCTGCCAAACGAGATTGTTGCTGCGCCTGTTGCGCTATATGTGTTGGTAATGTTTTTGAATGTGTTATTGCTAGTAATGGTCAACGCGCCTGCGCCGCCTTGGTTGATGGTTATACCGGAGTAGGAAACGCCGCCGCCTGCAAACGTCTTGGCGCTTGCGCCGTTCAGGTTGATGGTGCCGGTTCCAGTGATTGTGAGGTTGGTCGATGTAGATGCAAACCAAGCGCCTGTTGTTCCAGATATTGTCCATGTGCCAGAGCCGACAGCAATAGTCCGCGTTCCTGTGCCGGATGCGCTTACTCCCGCGGTTGCGCCAGATAAAGTGACGTTATATGTGCCTGCGTCAAATGTCCCTTGAGTAATCGTTAATACGGTAGATATGTTTTGGTTCGCTGCAAAAGCATCTTGTAATGTGACTGAACCGCCTGGGCTATTAACTGTAATTCTTTGCGTAAACGTCACTCCCGCACTTGTAATCGTCTGACTTCCACGCCCCGCAAACGTCATCGTGCCTGTTCCAGTTAGAGTAACTCCCGTTCCATTGATCCAGTTTCCGTAGATCGCAGGTGTGGTCGTACTCGTTGCCAGCGTCATCGTGTTGGCAGTGCGAGCACTCATGTCGATAGTGCCGATGTTGTAACCGTTGTTTAGGAATACGGTTGTGCCGCTTGCTGGATAAGGCGTAGGAGATGATGGGAAAACGGCGGTATCTTGAGCCAACGGAAATGCGGTTGCGTCATTTACGCCGTTATTTGTTAATGACCAACTACCAGTGCCAGAAGTGCCCCAGTTAGTTGTACCGCTTGCGTAATAAACCGTTTTGGCCGCAGGAAACGTAATTCCGCTGTTGCCTTTGCAGTCACCAAACCGTGTGCCTGTCAGCGGAGCCGCTGCACCAGTAATGGCAATATCTCGGAAGTCGTAATCGGCGGCACCAGCAGTCAATGCGCCAACTGCCAATGTGCGCTGCGTACCAATCGTGTCGGATGCCAATAATGTTCTGTATGCCGAAGCTGCTCCAGCATTTAGCGTTAGAGTTCCAATCGTTTGGTTTGCAGAAAATAAGATTGACCCTGGTGCAACATTAGTTTGTCCAGAAAATGATAATACATTAAATGTGTTTGCGCCTGAAATTGTTGAAGTCAAAAACGCCGTTGCGCCAAACGTAACGTTATAAAAAGTAACTCCACCAGAATTTATGTTTGATGATGCGTTATTTAATAATAATAAAGATGTTCCGGCATTAAACGTAAAATTTATTACAGAAGGAAAATCAATTGGAGGGTTGTTCCCGACCATTGTTATTGTGGAAGAGCCAAGAGACAACGTTCTTTGATTGTAGTTATTGGAGGCTATGCCAGTAAAAGATGCGCTGTAATTGGCCGTATTAAAACTTCCATTAGTCACCGTTAATAGAGAAGCAACGGTTAAAGCGCTTCCAAGTGACCATCCACACCCAAATCCATTAACCGTAATGGACGATGAAAAAGTAACTCCATTAGTTGTAAATGTTTTTCCAGTTGCAGAGCCAGATAATGTAATGGAACCTGTATAGGTGCGAGTAATTCCAGTGGCGGACAAATTCACATTGTCGTGAATTGCAAGCGGCGCAGTACCCGCCCATGTGACGTTGCCAGTCGCTGGGCCAGCCATGGTAAGTGAGGCGCAGCGCAATTGAGTTGCCGT